CGGACAAAAGCGGGAGAGGCTACAAGCATGCCTGGACTCTATGGACTTCACGCTACCAGGGTACAATGACAAAACGGTATTTGCCAAGAGTGAGGTGCTGGTCAAGCCAGATGGATCCCAACCACGAGTCGTCTACCAAGGGGGCGACATGTACAATCTTGTAATGGGATCCGTCGTCTATTATCTGTCTCGACGTATTGCTGAAGAGCTCAACAGGAAGAATCCCAAGAACACCGGGAATGAAGTCATTTACTGTGTGGGCATGACGGCAGACGAGATAGCGGAAATCATTCACAGCACCCCAGGCAACGTCTTCGAGAACGACTTTAAGAACAACGACGGAACCCAACCCGCCGGCGTCAGGAAATGGGAAGCCATGTTTTACTACAAACTTGGCGCGCCTGAGTGGTTTGTTCGGGAATTTGCTTGCAACACCAGTGTGAGAGTGTTCACACGCTACGGTGTTAAAGGAAAAGTGAAGGGACAACGTTGGAGTGGTGAGGTCACGACCACCACTGGCAACGGATATGTCAATGCATGCACTTCACTTGCGGCTTGCAAGCACGCCGGGATAACCAAGAGCACCACTCTGGTATACGGGGATGATGGACTTACGTTTACCGCCCAGAATCGTACTCTTTTGAAGGAAGGGTTTGAGACGGTATCGAAAAGTTCAGGTATGGAATCGGAAGGAAAAATCGTAGACTCACGGGAGCAAGCGACGTTCTTGCGCAAACGATTCGTACCCAGCATGATGAAAACATACCCCGTTCCATCTTTTGGTCGTGTGGTGGCAAAACTCCCCGTTCGGGCTAACAATAACCGTGCGGTGAGCGACGATGATTACATGGCTGGTAAGTTGTTATCAGCCGCGTATGAACACCGCCACATTTCCAATATACGAGAACTCCTACTCCAGACAGCCGAACAGTTATCGGACAAACCTTTCCTTGAATTCAGGAATCAGGCTTGTGCGTATCGATATACTGCAGAGGAGCTGAAGGACATGACAATGAATGCTGAAGTCGTTGACCCGGATTGTTTCCATACATTTCTCAAGAAGGTTTACGGTGTGAATGAGGAAGAACTGGTCAATTGTTACGTCTCTGTGTGCGACGGCATCCTCGGGTTCAAGAGGGTGAATAAGATCAAACCGGGTAAGGGCAGCAACGCTCCCACTCTGG